ACACAGGCGCACTGGCTAAATTAGGCGTCGGACTTACAGCTGCACAGCTCAAGACGATGTCAATGGACGAAGTCACAGCTTCTCTCGCAACTACTTTCGGCGGACAAGCTTCACAGCAAGCTGATACTTTCGCCGGCAAGATGGCGCGTCTGAAGGTCGCCTTCGATGAAGGTAAAGAGACAGTCGGATCATTCGTGCTTGACGCAATTACTCCGATGATCACTTTCGTCGTGGACAATGTCATTCCCAATCTTCAATCTCTCGCAAGTGAAATCGGAGAAAATCTGAAGCCTACTTTCGAAACTCTCTCGACTTACTTCACAGAAGTGCTTCTTCCAACTTTTCAGGCCATCTGGGGCTTCATAACTGATTATCTGATTCCAACGCTTGCGACAATCCTTGCTCCGGTAATTGAAGGAATCTATGGCGCGTTCACAAAAGTCGCCAATGCCATTAAAGACAACGAAACGAATCTCGCTCCGCTGATCAAGGTCTTCAAAGTCGTCGCCACGTTCGTTCGTGACAATCTTGCTCCGGTTATTGGAACAGTTCTCAAAGTAGCTCTCGAAGTCGTGGGCGATCTAGTGGTCGGTCTTATCAATGGATTCTCTCGCCTTGTCGGAATCATCGGAAACGTCGTCAGCGCAATCAAGAACGTCATCGATCTCGTTCGCAACAATCCAGTCGTCAGCGGAATCTCTGGAGTAATCAATTCAGTCTTCGGTGGCTTCCGAGCCAATGGCGGATCAGTATCTTCCGGCACTCCATACATCGTCGGAGAAAAGGGAGCAGAGCTCTTCGTACCTAACTCCAACGGCACAATCGTTCCAAATAATGCCATGAATGGCGGCGGCACAACCATCAATCTCGTCGTCAATGGCGCAATCGACGCAGAAGGCACAGCTCGCACAATCATCGATGTCTTGAACAGATCCACAGCTCGCGGCACTTTAGGCGCAGGAAAGTTCAGCTACGCATGACAGTCTTCAATCCACAGTGGAAAGTGACAATCGGATCTCTCGAATACACAAACGTCACACTCTCCGGCGTGACCATGACTTCAGGCCGTACCGATATTTATAGCCAGCCGGTCGCTGGATATTGCTCACTGGTCATCGTAAATCTCGACGAATCACAGTTCACTTTCGCCATCAATGACGGACTGACTCTTCAGCTGAAGGATTCGACTGGAGTGTACGTCCCAGTCTTCGGCGGATCTATTACCGACATCGCCATCGACGTCGCAGCTGCCGGCGACGCAGCAATAGTCACCACGGCTTCTCTGACGGCTCTGGGAGCTCTTGCCAGACTTCCGAAAGCTCTGACTGACGGAACACTGTCAAAGACTCTCGATGGCCTTCAAATCAAGCACATTCTTACAGATCTTCTTGTCAATAACTGGAACGAAGTACCGGCAGCTCTTCAGTGGAATTCTTATCCATCGACGGAGACTTGGGCGAATGCTCAAAACACCGGACTCGGAGAAATCGACTCGGGAATCTATGAACTTCAGGCTCGAGCAGCTGACGTCACAGATATGTATTCACTTGTCTCGGCTCTAGCCAATTCAGGCTTCGGCTACTTGTACGAAGACGCTCAAGGACGAATCAATTATGCCGGCGCGGATCATCGCCAGAATTACTTGGCAGCCAATGGATACACGACTCTCTCGGCCAATCAAGCTCTCTCGGCTGGAATCCGCACGACGACTCAAGCCGGAGATGTACGCAACGACATCGCTCTCAAATATCGAGCTGGCACAGAAACAGCCACAAGCGCGACTTCAATCGCTACTTATGGCAAGCTCTCACAAAGTATCGACACAACTCTTCACAATACAGTGGACGCAGTCTCACAGGCACAGCGTTACTTGGATCTCCGTAAATTCCCACGCGCCAAGTTCGAATCAATAACATTCCCAATCACGTCACCGGAGATCGATGATTCGACTCGAGACGCACTTCTGGGAATCTTCATGGGACAGCCAATCCGACTCACGGATCTTCCGCTCAATATCTCCGGCGGACAATTCGAAGGCTATGTCGAAGGCTGGACATGGAGCGTCTCATATAACTCGATCACACTGACCATCAACGTGTCTCCAATCGAATTCTCGACTGTGGCCGTCTACTGGTCGCAGGTGAGTGCTTCCGAGTCTTGGAACACTCTTTCTAATACACTTACATGGGAAAACGCGATAGGAGCAGTAGCATGACAACAACCACAACGAACTTCGGGTGGACAATTCCATCAGACACGGATCTGGTAAAAGACGGCGCGGCCGCTATGCGTACGCTCGGAAACTCAATCGACACATCATTCGTCGATTTAAAGGGTGGCACTTCCGGCCAGATTCTTGCAAAGGCTTCCAATACTGATCTCGACTACACATGGATCACAAATGACGTCGGAGACATCACAGCGGTCACAGCTGGCACTGGACTCACTGGCGGCGGCACTTCTGGAGCTGTATCACTTGCAATCGATTCGACTGTGGCAACACTCACCGGATCACAGACTCTCACGAATAAAACTCTTACAGCTCCAACTCTTACAACTCCAGTCATAACACAAACAATCAACGCACAAACTGGAACAACCTACACACTCGTCTCTGGCGACAAAAATGCACTCGTTCAATTAAACAACGCGTCAGCGATTACTCTCACGCTTCCACCTTCAGTCTTCAGCGTAGGAGAAAGCGTAGACGTATATCAGCGCGGAGCTGGTCAAGTAACTTTCGCGCAGGGATCTGGAGTAACCATTCGATCAACAGGTGCGACGGCTACTGCGCCGAAGCTTCGTGTGCAGTATTCAGCGGCCACTGTGATCTGTATCGGTGCTTCTGAATTCTTGGTAGTCGGAGATCTTGCATAATGTCAAGACTTGGAATTATGGCTTCACAAATATCTGGACACTTAGCTATTCCGGCCGAAATTCTTGCAATCGGTGGCGGAGCTGGTGGCGGATCTGTTGCAGGTGGTGGCGGCGGAGCTGGTCGATATATCTCAACGACTCAAGATTTCTCATTCGGAACAACCTTTACTCTGACTGTCGGTGGCGGCGGAGCTGGCGGCTACGCTTTCTATAATACTGGCGCATATCAAGGCGGAGCTGGTGGTACTTCAGCCGTCTATGGTTACGCTTCAATCGCTGGTGGCGGTGGCGGTGGCGGGTATACAACAGGCGCAGGCACAGCTGGAAGCAGCGGCGGATCAGGCGGCGGTGGCGGTGGCGGCGGAGCTACTGGCGGAGCTGGCGGAACTGGGACAAATGGTTACAACGGCGGCGCAGGAGCAGGAGCGGCTGGCGCAGGCGGTGGCGGATCATCAGCTGCCGGATCAGCTGCGACAACATTCAACGGCGGAGCTGGTGGAGCTGGAAGAACGTCAAGTATTACCGGATCGTCAGTGTCAAGAGCCGGTGGCGGTGGTGGTGGTGGAGACGCAACTGCCGGAGCAGGAGCAGGACAAGGCGGAGCTGGTGGAGCTGGTGGGGGAGCTACTGGCGGATCAGCTGTGAACAACACAGGATCAGGCGGTGGTGGTGGTGGTGGTACTGGTGCAACTTCCGGCAACGGCGGCTCTGGTTATGTCGTAATCGCTTATCCAAACACTTATGCGAACATCGCTTCAATCGGTGGCGGACTTACTTACACACTCGACACAACAAGTCGATCAGGATATAAAGTCTATAAATTCACAGCTGGAACTGGATCGGTGACAATCTAATGGCTCACTATGCGCTTATCGATGAAGATAACATCGTCGTCAATGTAATCACTGGAAAAGATGAAGGTGAAGATGGAATTGACTGGGAAGATCACTACGGAACATTCACAGGGCTAAAGTGCAAACGTACAAGCTACAACACTCACGCTAATCAACATTCGACTGGCGGACAGCCATTCCGTAAGAATTACGCGGCAATCGGCATGATCTGGGACGAAGCGCGTGACGCGTTCTATTATCCCAAGCCATTCGAATCGTTCACTCTTAACGAAGAGACTTGTCTATGGGAAGCTCCGTTCCCAATGCCTAACGATGGAAACTTGTATTCATGGAACGAAGAAGAAGGGGCTTGGAATGTCATATCCTAACGGAACAGCTGCGCTCGCTATTGAGATTGCTCTCGCGGAAGTGGGAACAATCGAAGAAGGCGACAACCTGACAAAGTACGGAAAATTCACAAAGGCCGATGGACTGCCGTGGTGCGGTTCATTCTGCAACTGGGTTCTGGCTCAAGCTGGAGTCAAGGTGCATTCAGTCGTCTCGACAGCTGTCGGAGCTCATAAGTTCAAAGAGATCTCTCGATGGTCAGAGAGTCCAATTCTCGGCGATCTTGCATTCATGGACTTTCCACATGACGGCGTCGATCGTATTAGCCACATCGGAATCGTGATCGGAATCAATGGAAAGACAATTACAACAGTCGAAGGCAACACAAGCGGCTCTGGAGATCAGCGCAACGGCGGAATGGTCATGATCAAAGAGCGCACGATAGGCAAAGAAGTCGTCGGATTCGGGCGTCCTAAATACACACCATTCAAGGGCGATTATCCGGCGATCCCTGTCTCTGCACCTAAAAAGGCCGCAGAGCCTAAGAAAAAGGAGAAGAAGACATGGACAAAGTGAAGCCAATAGCGGCGTCATGGGCGCGTTCATTCATGGCGGCATCAGTCGCTCTCTACATGGCAGGCGAAACAGATCCGAAGAAGCTTGGAATGGCCGGCGTTGCAGCTGTGCTTCCAGTGATTCTTCGCTGGCTCAATCCTAACGACGCAGCTTTCGGGTTATCGGGGAAGTGACTCGAAGACTACTGTGGACAGCTCTAGGGTTATCGCTTTCGCTAGGGCTGTCCGCGTGTAGTCAGTATCAAGGCTGGACACGATACGACTGCCAGCTGTACGAAAACTGGGAGAAGCCTGAATGCAATCCGCCACAGTGCAAAGTTCAAGGGATCTGCACTGAAGACATACTTGGAGAGAATTTACATGAAGCGACAAAGACGGCTGTCGAATGAAGAACTCAAGGCTCGTCTCATCGTCTTCATCGGAGTCTGTCTAGCACTGGTCTTCGCCGTCTCGGTCTTGGGAATGCTCTACGCGTTGATCTTCGTAACACAGCCAATCGGCGCACAAGCTCCCAATGACAAGGCATTCATCGACATTCTTACGACTCTCACTGTCTTCTTGACTGGAGCTCTTGGATCAGTCTTGGCTTCTAACGGACTCAAAGACAAGCCGAAAAGTGGGGAAGACACGCCGAATCCCACGCCTGAATCTTGACCTTGTCGGACTCTTGCTTCACTCTATACGCAGGGAGCGAAGTTCAGTAGCTCTCTGGATCGGGAGCAATCATGACAACAGCACTATCAATTCAGATCATCGTCTACATGATCATCTTGGCCTTCATCGCGTTCGCGTGGGGCTATTCAAAAGGCCACAAAGACGGAATGCTCATGGGCAGAATTCAAGCTCGCAAGCTCGAGCGTCTAGCTAAGGCGGCGAAGTAAATGGGATTCTTGGATAATTACGAAGATGTCGCTGCCAGAATTAAGCGACTCCACGCCACTCACCCCACTAACCGAGTCGAGACATCGATCATCGACTTCAATGCACAAGCCGGCTACATCTTGGTCGAATGCCGAATCTTCAAAGAGTACGAAGACGAAAAGCCATCGGCTATCGATTACGCCTTCGGTCGAGTCGAGTCTTATTCGCCTTCGATGAAGCGATGGTTCGTCGAAGATACAGTCACATCGGCAATTGGAAGAGCTGCGGGTCTACTTCTAGGATCAGAGACAAGGCCGACTCGTCAGAATATGGAACAAGTCGAGACAATGCCAGCGGCCTTCGTGAACAAGGTAGAAGACGATCCGTGGAGTAAGCCAATCTATGAAGACGGATTCACGACAGCCAAGAGCGCAGTCGAAGAGATCCAGTCACAGCTTGGCAGAGAGCTCATCTCTGAAGCTCCAATCTGCCAGCACGGACATCGAATCTTGAAAGAAGGCACATCGCCCAAGACTGGCAAGCCTTATCGTGGCCATGTCTGCCCAGAGAAGTCGAAGGCCAATCAGTGTCCACCAATCTGGTACGAAGTGAGCTCCACTGGCGGCTGGAAGGTTCAGGGATAGGGAATGGGATATGTTGAATTCATTCGTCCCGATGGCTCATCAAAGAAGATCGGCTATGACGGCAAAGTTACAGAGACTCCAGCGTTACCAATGGACTTCTGCGATAAATGCGAGCAGTGGAAACCGAAGGAATTCGGACGATACGAAGGAGCAGATGGAATCATGCTTCTCTGGTTCTGTCTCGAATGTAAGTGATCCGGTGCGATACAAAGTCACCTATGACGAACAGCTTCGAGCTCACGAAGTAGCTCTGGAGCGAATCAAGCTAATCAGCGGAATTCCAGATCACTCATCGCGATTCGATAAGAAGCTTTCATTCCACGATTTCGTGGCACAGATGGCCGAATCGATATGCGCTGAAATGGTCGTCGCTAAATACTTCGGGATCACAAACTTCAATCCAGCCGATTCGCAATTTAAGAAGACAGCTGACGTCGGATCTCGAATTGAAGTCAAGTGGACAAAGTACGACGCAGGAGCTCTCATCATCGGAGATTCTGATCGCAACACTGACATCGCCGTTCTCGTTACCGGCACATCACCGACCTATTCAATCAAGGGCTGGATTCCGGTCGTCGTCGCTAAGAATCAGCGATGGAGACGTCGTGATCAGCCTACCTTCTGGGTCGAACAATACAACCTTCACCCAATCGAGAATCTAAGGAGATCCAGTCATGGAGAAGCTGCGTTACCTGTGCAGAATTGAAAAGAAAGTTCAGAATCACGCCGTCTTCGAAGATGAAGTCAAGCTTGGAGATGGAAAAGTGCTCGTTCAGTGTCTAGGCTGTGGAGTAATGGGAATCATGGATCGGAGCGAAGCACGTGGCTGAATTCGACTATCGCTGCGAAATGTGCAGCTCTACAAAGACAGAATCGCGTCCAATCGGTGAGCTCGAGAGAATGCCTTACTGCGACAGCTGTGTGATTCCTATGAAAAGAATCTATTCGGCTACGCCAGCAATATTCAAGGGCTCGGGGTGGGGTGGATCTAAATGAGTGACTATCAGCAAGCTATTCGTGACGTCATTCTGAAAGCTGTGGATCGTGAAATCCCAATCTATGCAGCTGCGACCATGATCGAAGCAATTATCCGAACGGAGATCGATGGTGAGTGAAGTATTCGATGGAATGAAGGAATGCTCATTCTGTGAGTCTGGCACATTCGACTTCGTGGAGAAGTTTTACGAAAAAACTGGTCATGTGGTCTATTGCCGCAAGTGCTGGAAAGAATTGTCTATCGGTAAAGCCTGTGGATAACCTGTGGACGACACTCCCAAGCCTTGCTCAAGTTATCCACAAAATTGCCATTCGCTTGACTAGGTCGGTACGCTTCATGCTCTCGCGAGAGCCGCTGTGGCGGTGTAGCTCGAGCAGAGTAATGACGCTAATGGGTGCTCTATGCCTATGGCTAGGCTCTTCGCTGATATGGGTGCAACCGGTACAAGCTACACAAACGAATCCGGAATACTTGAAGCTCTATGCTCATTCGATAATCATGAATGAGAAAGAGTATCTATGCTTCTCAAAGATAATCTTCAAAGAATCTCGATGGGATCACAAAGCTAAAAATGGATCACACTATGGCTTGGGTCAGATGAGATCACAGCACTATCGGACACTCGATCCATTCAGACAATTAGACGCCACGCTTGCATATATCACAAAACGTTATAAGACTCCATGCAAGGCTTGGGCATTCCATAAGAAGAAGGGTCACTACTAGATGACACTCCACTCACAGCGTAAGTCCAACAGTACGCAGTGGAAGAAGCTGCGCTTGCGCATACTCCAGCGCGATGGTTATGAGTGTTACTGGTGCGGCATGGACGCGACAACTGTGGATCACATAGTGCCAGTGGCTAAGGGCGGCACAGATGACACAGAGAATCTTGTTGCAGCTTGTAAGCGTTGCAACTTCTCGAAGCAAGACAAGCTTCCAGATGAATTCGTGTTACAAAGAGCAGGTCTTTTTTCGAAGGCTGATTCCAC